CCATGCCGCGCACGATCGGCGACGTGTCGCCATTGGACTTCATGCGGTACGGTTTTGCCCAACCCTCGATCGTGTAAGGCGTGGCGTCGACGAGCGTGCTGGAAAGGTAGAGCTGGCCATCCGGACGGATCGTGAAGTTCTGCGGGTAGTTGCTGGACACGCGCGTTCCCGTCAGCCACTGCGCGCGGAATTCCTTCCAGTCCTGATACCGTGGACGATACGCGTTGACTGTGCCGGGGTTGAGCACGAGCGACTCGCGATCGATGCGTCGATAGACGAACCTGTCCGTCTCGAACGTCGGTAGCACGACGATGCCGCTGGCCGCGGCGACCGTCGAATTGAACTGGCGGTACAGGAATGACCAGTCGTTGAACATCGCCTGGATGCGGTAGTCCGCATCCGCTACCCATGCGACGACCTTCTTCGATTCCGGCGAGTTGTTGCCTGCCGCAACGCTCGTGAGCTGGCGGCCGCCGTTGATGCCCGTCTCGGTGATGAAGGCATTCACCAGATCGAGGAAGGTCATCATGGCGGCGCTCAGCTCCCCTGCTGCGTTGAAATGTGGATCAGCCTTCCTGCGACGTCGGCTTCGGCATACTCGTTGCGCCGACGGTGATCGTGCTCGGTCCGTTGCCGGAGGTGGCCAACGCAGCGGCGGCAGCGGCGGCTGCCGCATTCGGCGCGGGCGGCGTGTCGGATGCCGGCTCGACGGCCACGGCGCCGGCGCCGGCGCGGCGCGGGGCCGGCGCCAGAGATGCGCCTTTCGGGAGTACTTCGTTCGGCAGCGTCACGTCCAGGTTCTCGAGCACCTCGAGATCCGACTGCAGCGGCAGCCCCTGCGAGAGGCGGTCGTTGTCGGCGAAGACGACGTCGTTCGGCACGAGGATGCCGGCCGCGGTGTAGCCCTTGCCGTTCCAGCACCACGTCATGCGGCTGTTGCCGTGCACACGCATGGCTTCGTTCATTGCAGCTCTCCTTCTTCGACCACGTAACCGTCCGGCAGCAGGATGCGTACCGGCTCGGGATCTTGCGGAAGCTCGCGCTCGAGGATCAGCGGCGGGTCAGGCTCAGCTTGCATTCCTGATCGCCCTGGTCGGCCATCGCGGCGCGCAGGCCGACGCCTTCGTTCGGCTCGACCTCGCGCACGTTCTGCGGCGCCTTGAAGCCGGTCGCGGCGATGTCGGCGCAGCCCGGCATCGGGCTCGCGTTGTCGCCGGCGAGCTTGTCGTTCGTGTGCTGCGAATAGCCGCGCTTCGTGAGCGAATGGTCTTCGCTCATCTCGCCAATCAACCAGCCCGGAGTGGGCAGCGTGCTCATTGCGGATCTCCCATGCAAAAGGGGCAGGGCGGAAGAACCGTCCTGCCCCGATGGTACATCGCCTTGATCCCGATGGATCAGCCGAAGCGCGTGCCGCGGCCCGCCGGGGTCTTCGGATGCTGCATCTTCACCTGGCCCGGACCCTGGGTGTCGGCGCCGATATCCGCCGGATCGACGTCCGCGATCGAGTCGCGGTAGCCGAAGCCGAGGGTGATGCTCGAGCCCATCGTCGGGCCGTTGTCCGGCGACATGACGCGCGGACCTGGCATGGCCGGTTCGACGTTGGTCGGCGAGACGTCGCCGGGGTTCTCTTTTTCGCTCATGGTCGTAACTCCTGCTGTGGAGGGAGAGCGCCCTGCGGCGCTCACCACATCTCGACTTCGATCGCCACTTCGCCGATGCCGGCCGGCGTGCCGCCCGTGTTCGCGACGAAGGTCACCGTCAGCGTCTGCTGCAGCGTGCCGGCGGCCGCGCCGTCCTGCAGCAGGTCGATGAAGCCCTTGCCGCTGCCGGGCGCCGCATCGGGATTGTACGCCGCGACGCGGCCGTCCAGATCCTTGATGCCGTAGCTGGCACCCTTCGCGACAGCGGTGCCGGTGGCGTCCGGGCCGACCTTCTGGTTCGCGTACTTCGCGGCCGTCGTGCCGTCACCGACCTGGATACGGCCCGAGAGGGTCGTACCGTTCGCGGCCTCGGCCGAAGCGTTGAAGAAGATGTCGGTGATCTTTACGCACCGGATGTCGCTCGGGATCACGATCTGCTTCGGATCGCTGATCGTGCCGAAGTCGATCGCGTTGTAGAGGAACAGCCGACGCAGCGGCTTGTCGTACTGGAAGCGGTTCTTGGCCGTGCTCATGCTGCGCTCTCCCACTTCAGGATGCGGGCGTTGGTGACGTCGTCACCGGCATCACCCTGCGTGCGGCCGTAGCCGAGGAGGGCGTACCAGGCGATGCCCTTGCTGCGACCGTAGTCGGTCGGGATCTTGCCGCGGATCTCCTCGGGGATCGCGATCGCCTCGGCGACGGTGTCCTCGCCGAAGAAGAAGATCCAGTCGGACTTCGCGTTGTTCCACGGATCCGCCGTGTCGGTCTGCGGGTTGAACGTGACCGAGTCCTCGGCGCCGCCGGCGACGATGTGCGTCTGCTCGACGAACCGCAGGTTGTAGTAGCGGCCGATCTCGCCGTTGAGGATCATCTGGAAGCCGGTCTCGGTGTACTGGTACACCGCCTCGAGATCCGTCTTGACGTTCGTGAACGTCGTCGGGCGCGCGATGCAGTAGTAGTCGTCACCGATGAAGGCCGGGATGTTACGTTCCTTCATCAGGTCGACGATCGGACGGACGTGGCCCTTGCCGAACGCGATGTTGTTCGTCACGCCGATGGAGCCCGAGTTCACCGACACGACCGCGGTCGTGCTCGTGCCGGCCGCAGCCTGCACCTTGACCGGCGTGGTCTGGAACTGCGCCCACACCGCGACGTCGAGCGACTGCTTGCAGTCGTGCTTCAGCACGCGGTGGATGATCTCCTGCACCGGGTGCTGCGACAGGTTGTCGAGCTTGCCGGTGTACGGCACGCTGTTGCCGAACTCGGTGATCGTCAGCGTCTTCTGGTTGATCGTGAAGTTCGTCTCCGGCATCGCGTTCGTTTCCGGGAGGGCGGCGCCCTTCGTCACGACGCGGCTGTAGACGTTCCACGAGAACTTGTCGCCGCGCTGCAGGCCCTTGTCGGTCGCGTCCTTCGCGTCGCAGAACTGACGGAACTTGACGACCGGGAGCACTGCCATGCGCAGCACGTTCGACAGCTCGGGGGCGAACATGTAGCCACCGAGTGCATTCACGGCCCACAACTGACCCGACATCTTTCTCTCCTCGCGCGCCGCCTACATGGTCGGCTGACCTCTTGCGGCGCGAATCATGTTGATGATGTCGCTCGGCTTGGTCGGGTACGAGGGCTCCGAATCGCCAGCGGGAGCGCGATCGGATGACGAGGACGGAGACGGGATTCGGCGCTTCAGGTGCTGGCGCGTGCGGATCTCGGCCTGGACTTCCGTTGCCTGGGGCGCCTCCTCGGCTTCCCCGACATGGATTCCAGCGATCTCTGCCATGCGCATACCGCAACTATCGGCGATCGAAACCAGCGACCGACCCGCATTCCGAGGGTCGTTCCGCTCGCGCTGAAACAGGGCTTGCGTGGCCGTCAGCAGCTCCGGGTCGCTGGTGATGGCCCCGAACTTCGTGGCCATCAAGGCGTTGACCGCCTTGCGTTCCTCGTCTGCCGCCCGCTGCGCTTCCTCTGCCTTGCGCGTTGCGTCTTCGGAGCGCCTGCGGGACTCGACCTTCGCGAGCACCACTTCGGCGATTTCTTCGGCCGTCGGCATGGTCGTGCCGCGAACCTTCGCCAGCGCTTCGGTCAGGGCTTCTTCTGCGCCCTGTTCGTCGCCTGAGAACATCACGCCGACCGTTTTCTTCACGGCCGCGCGGAGTTCGTCTTCCGTCGCCTTCCCCTGGGTGGGGGTCTGCGTGCCGTCCACCGGCGTCGGCGGAACGGTCGTGCCTCCTGCGGTGATGCCGCGCTGCAATTGCTCGTAGCGCTGCTTCTCCGCGTTGGCGGCATCCTGCGCCTCTTTCGCGAGGTTTGCAAGCTGCGTGGACTGCCGATTGCGAAAATCGGCGGCGAGGTAGAGCTGCGCGGCCTTCTCGCCGCCCATCTCGTCGACCTTCGACTTTGGCAGCACGATGTCCTGCCCGAACACCTTGAGCGTGACGGGTTCGTCGTCTGCCGGCGCCGCCGCGGCGTCGCCTCCATCGATCTCGTCGCCTGGCGCCGCGGCCGCAGCATCGCCGGCGCGCTCCGCCTCCTCCTGCTCCTGCTGCGCACGGACCTGCTCGCCGTACTCGCGGAACGTCTGCTCGACCGGATCTTCCCCGGCCGCCTGCGCATCCATCGCCGCTGACATCGCGTCGATGCCTTCATGCGTCGAGCGGTCGATGTCGACCTCGGCCTGCGTGCCAGCGCTGGCGCGCGCGTAGATTTCCTTGCGCGAGCGATTCGGGTCGGGCCGATCGGCCGCTGCGACGTCCAGCGTATCGGTGCCCGTGCCGCGTGTTTCCTGACCCGACGTGGTTTGCGTCGTCATGGTGCTCTCCTTCAGTGGGTGTGCTGCTCGAATTCGGTCCAGCGGTCGCCGCCGGCGACGAGGTCGATCTTCGCGTGCTCGAGCAGCGCGGTGCCGGCGAATGCTGTGACGCCGACCATCATGCCGGCCCATTGGCCGTTCGCGTTGAGCACGACGAGCGCGGCCGCAACGGGCGCTTGCTCGCCGGCCTTGTCGCACTCCTCCGCCATGTGGCGGAGCATCTGTTCCACGGCTGCCATCAGTCGTCTCCGAATTCGCTTTCGATGGAT